CGCAAGCGAGAACCCGCGGACCCACAGCCACTACGTCGCCGTGTGCCATCCGCTCGTCGCCGCCGACTTTTCGGAAAGCCCGACGGTGCAGACGGCTTGGAGCTATTCCGACATCAACCGCCTCTACAATTTCGAGGTCGGAGAGTGGCGCGGCGTCACTTTCTGCGAATCGAACATGGTGCCGTTCTGGACCGGCGTTGCTGCGGTCAACGGAGGAACCGCCACCACCGGCGGTGCTCTTGCCGTTTCCACGACCTACTACCTTCAGGTCACCGGGCAGAACAACACCAACCAGTACGAGTCCTATATCTGCCAAGTCGATTCGGCGGTGACGACCAGCGGCACGCAGAACGCCATCACCTACGTCCTGCCGAGCACTCCCGGATACCTCTACAGCGTCTATATCGGCACTTCTGCCGCCGGTATCAGCAGCCTGGCGCTGACCAGCAGCACGGCGGCGCCGCAAAGCGGCCCGTATACCGGCGTCGCCACGCAGATTGCGCCCGGCACGACGATCTTGCTGACCGGCATCGGTCCGCAGCAGGTGCCGCCGCAAGCGCCGGCCACTGGCTTGTCGGTGTATCCGACGTTCGTTTTCGGCCGCGACTATTACAGCATGATCAGCCTGTCGGGCCTGGAAATGTTCTACCTGAAGAACGCCGACAAGTCCGACATTCTCAACCAAAAGCGGGTCATCGGCTGGAAGAAGTTCTGGGGCATGGTCATCACCAACCAGCAGTTTGGCGCGCGTATCGAGGGCGTTTCCAACTTCACGGCCACGTTCGGCTGATCGGGAGCAAAGCGAATGGCTTGGTTGATTTATGGGCAGGTCAATGCCGCATGGGTTCCAGAAGGTGCGGGACCGATGACGGTGCCGAGCATGCAGACCTTGCAACTCGACATCGGCCTTGGCGCAGTGCCGTCAGGGAACAATCCCACCGGCGTTCCTGTCATCGTCTCGACGGACGGCACGCTGACCGCCGCGCAGGTCAACACCGCCTGCTCGACGTTCGGGTCGCTGATGGCCGCGCAGTTCGGCACCGTGTCCCTTGCGACCCTGCAAGGCTGGGCGACGGGACAGCCCTGATGAGCACACGAACGCTGGTGACGAAAACCGCCACCACACTCACGGCGATCCAGCGCAACTCGGCGACGGTCACGGCCGCGCATTACACGCCCGCCGACGTTGCGGCCTTCAACGCAGCGATCATCTACGACAACAACACCAATCTTCATGCCTACCAAAGCCTCCAACTTCACGGGAATCTCATTATTCCAGGGCGCGGAGAGCTCAAGGTTCGTCCCGGCGACGTGCTCGCATGGGATTTGAATGGCTGGCCGATCCTGATTTCAGGCCAGAGCATCGCCGCAAACAACAGTTGGACACTGACATGATCGAAAAAGCTTCGATTTCCGCACCCGAGGTTGCCGGCCTGAGCCCCGAAGAGTGGGATAAGGTTCGCGAGGCCGCGCGCGCCAAGGTTGCGAAGGAAATCCACGACAAACTCTTCGACGACGCGCTGGAGGAAGCCGAGCGAGAGGAACGTATCGCGCGTGGGCTCACGCCCAAGACCGGGCCGACGAAGCAGGATGAGCCGCGTTACACCATCACGCTCAACCTGCCCGAAAGCGTGGCGCCCGTGCCCGCCCTTTCCATCGACGGCCGGCTTTGGTGGGATCAGCAGACCTACCAGAATGTTCCGGAATCCGTGGCCATGTGCATCCACGAAATGCAGGCAAGAGCCTGGGAGAACGATGACCGCATGAGCAGAGGCCGGGAAAAGGACCGGAAGAGACCAAAGCCGCAGATCATCAACGGCAAAACCGGCGCAGTCACCGGCGCATCCCTCGCAATGACGCTTGCCGCATGAGCACGCGCGTTCTCGAAGCCGCCCCGGCGGTCGCCCTTGGCGTGTCCCTTGTCATACAGGTCGCCGACAAGGCTCAGCTCACGCTGCAAACGCACTATGACCGCGATGCGTCGCCCGAAGACCGAGCGGTGGTTCTGGACGCTCTTTACGAGGGTGCCAAACGAGTCGCGGCGCGATATCGCATTGAGGAGCTTCGGCTGAAGATTGCCGCGCGGCAGGAGACCGACGTGTGGACGGCCAGCCAGTTCGCGCGCGCCGAAGACGATTTCCAGGCCAACACCAAGCGCCGCGCCAAGCTGATCGACGAGGCTTCGACCGACGACGCCGCCGCCTGGGAGCGATCGGGAAAACGAGGCGATTACAAGCCGTCGCCACAAGCCATCGGTCGGGTGAAGGCGCTTCGGGACGAGCAAGCGAAGGCCGAAGAAGAGCGGGCCAGGGCGCGCGCCGACAACGACGTGACGGCCGCGAAGCTGCGCTCGGATGTCGCGGCGATGGAGTCGGAAATCCGCGACCTGGAGGCTTCCCTTGCCGCTGACGGCTAGCGGCATCATCAGCCTCGCATTGCAATCTGCGAAAGCGCCGGGCTTCACCACCCAGGCGCAGCAGTTCATGAACATGATGCTCGCCGATCTTGCCGACACGGCTGACCTGGACCTTTGCCGCGGTCTCGCAACCGGCACGTTCAACGTCGATAACGGATCGGGCAACGGCAGTGGTCCCTACACGCTTCCGCTCGACTATAAGAGAGTAGAGCGCGACGGCGCATGGTATGTCTATAATGGCATATCCTATCCCATGATCAGCATTGACCTGATCGAATATCGCCAGCAGGTGCAGCAGTCTGGGCTTTCGTCCCTGCCCGAGCTTTTCGCCACGGATATTTCGCCGCAAGGCCAGGAGCCGCCGAGCAACGCGCTGATGTATGTCTGGCCGCCGGCCAACCTTGCGCTGACCTATTTCGTGCAATATCGGCGGATTTTGCCTGATATCACCAATTTTGCGACGACAATCCCGTGGTTTCCGAACCAGGGATATCTGCAATTCAAACTGACCGCGATGCTGATGCAGATCACCGACGACACCAGGATCACCACGTTTGAGGCGCTTGCAGCAAAGCAGATGGAGGCATTCCTGAAGCTGACCAACGACGACGAAGGGAGGGCAAAAACCGTGTCCATGGATCGGAGGCGGTTTGGCAGAAATTATAGCAGCCTGCGCGACACAAAGCAGATTTGGGGGTGATGCGTGCCGATCCGCGGCGCCAGAACGCTCACATGGAGGCCGCGCGGACTGGTTGACGCCATCGACGGCACCAACGCCCGGCCGGGCGACATGGCGTCTCTTGCCAATCTGATTCCTGACTCTAGCACCCGGGGGATTTTTGTCCCTCGGCCCGCCTCGATCCAGTTTGCCAATTCCGCGCCAACAACCGGGGGCGTGACGGTATTCCTGATCCTGGGGTCGTGGCTTTACGGCATGTGCACCTCCGGCGCTTATGACGTGCCGTTTGCATACAATTTGGCAACCCAAGCTCTTGTTTATCCGGTGAGCGGAGCAAGGCCAGGCTTCAACTGCCCGCTGGCGCAGTCCACGGTTGGGGACTGGACGCCGCCGCAGATGGCAACGTGCTCGACCTATGTCTTGCTGACACATCCGGGCTTCACCGGCCCCGGAAACGGCTACATCGGCTGGATGAACATTTTGAACCCTGCAGAGCCGGTATGGAGTTCAGGCACGATCGCGACGAACCCGCTTGCCGGCGTTCCGAGCGGCGTAGCGGTGTTTGGCGACCGCGCGTACTACGCTGTTGGCAACGCCACAGAGGCATCCGACGTGCTGTTTCCACTTCAAAGGACGAATGCCAACCAGGTGCTGACGTTCGGTGATACGAATCCGATCACGGCCCTGGCCGGGCTGCCTCTGAACAACGTCAACGGCGGCATCATCCAGAGCCTGATGGTCTTCAAGGGCGTGTCCAACATTTGGCAGGTCACCGGCGACTACAGCGGCACGCCGAGCGCGTGGGACACCAACACGCTTAACGTGGCTACCGGCACGCTGGCGCCCCGCACGTTGGTTCCAACACCCGCGGGCCTGGCTTTCGTGGCTCCCGATGGACTGCGGATCATCGACTTCAATGCGAACGTCGGCGATCCGATTGGTGCGTTCGGTGACGGGGTGTGCGTGCCGTTTCAGCAGGCGGTGGCGCCTTCGAGAATGGCCGCGGCGTACAATGTCGAAACCCTGCGGATCGCCGTCCGGCAAAGCGCGGTCACAAGTGGCGCGACCGTGGAGTTCTGGTATAACTTCAGCTTGAAAGCCTGGACCGGACCACACAGCCTGCCGACTTCTTTCATGGCCGCCTACCTCAACACCTTCATCTGCGCGATGAACCCTACCGGATAGGAGGCCAGCCTTGCCAGCAATGTACGACGTGGCGGCGGAAGACGGCCAGTTCACCTATTACAACTGCGCGGTTTCTGGCGGGGTTACGCTGAGCACCTCGGCCGGCAGATACCGCACCACCGCCAATGCGGGCGCGATTTATGCCAGGTATGGCATTTCGATCAGCGGTGCGATCTCAGGCGTCCCCTACATGCAGCGCCTTTGGAATGCGGGCGGTCAGAGCACGGCGTGGGTCTCCGCCCGCGTATATTTTGGCACCCCGATAACCGGAGCGACGGCAAACACTTTTTTCGGTTTGGTCGATTCATCAGGCGTCCTTCGGATCGGGTTCTCTCCGACGAACGGAGCGTCTGTCACATCGAACTTCACCGTCACAAAATACAATGCTGCTGGCACCGCCACTGTGCTTGGAACGTCTTCGTCCAGTTTTTCTTTGACGCCAGCGTTACCAGACAAGCTCGACGTGAATTTCAACTATTCTACCTCCGGTTCACTCACCGTCTATATAAATGGTTCTCAGGTATTCACCTATGCAGGGGACATTACGACGGACGGGACGACTTCTTTGGGCGGTTATCGCTTTTCGGGGTGGGGCATTGCTTCCGGTGGCGGCTCGATCTCGGAAGGCTCCTGGTCCGAGGTCATGTGCAGCCCGAGCAGCACCAAGAATTTCAGCCTTGTCACCACGGCAGCCAATGCGGCCGGGACTTTAGACCAATGGACTGGCGCGTACACCAACGTCAACGGCTTCTCTCAAAACAGCGCCGTCTTTGATTACACCGCTTCTGCCAACCAAGTGCAGCGATACAAGATGAGCGGAATAACTGCGGGTGCGCACCAGATTGTCACCGTCGCCGACAGTTTGATTTGCACGTCGGGCGGCGGGACGTTGACACACCTTGCTTCGGTAAAGTTCATTTCCGGGACACAGTTCTTCAGTTCCCAAAAGTCTTTACCTGCATCTTTCGCAGAGTTGATGTTTTTTTACGACACTTGTCCTTCTACAAGCGCGCAATGGACGGACGCAATCCTGAATTCTACCACGCTTGAGTCCGGCTACGAGTCGCTCGCGTGATTGAGTTCTCAGGTTCCGGAACGCTCGACGCCGGAATAGGGACCACTACGCCTTATCAGAATGGCGTTTTTGCCCCCGTGCAGGTTCTGGTGTTCGAAACGCTGGACGAAACGGTCGCGATCAACTCAGGAGGTGTGACGTTTGGCTTGGGTTCAATAGGGTTTTTTGGAGACCCGCAACCTGATGGCATCGGCACTCCGCCAGGCAGCACATATTTCGCCGCTCTTGCGCTGAATTTTTCGGGGAACTCTTCAGCCTTCACAATGAGTGCCGTCACAAGAGGCGGCACACTGACAGGAGGATCGAGCAGCAATGGCACCTATGTCTACCCTGGAACCTACACTGCCGGCAGCACTTTCACGACTCAATACCAGGGAACAATTACTGCGGAAACTCTTTCGGGCGGATTTGTCTTCGGGACTGTCGTTCTCACTGACGGAAGCAACACGTCCACATGGACAAACGTTACGATAGGGGGAAACAGCACTCTCACAAGCCTCAACTGCATACAGTTTTATCAGGAACAGCAGGCTATCGCCAAAAGGGCGTTTGCATTTGCGGCGTTGGGCTACAACATTTCAAATATTCCAACCGAAACATCTTTGGCAAAGCAGATCGTGCTTGTTGTCGAGTCTCCGAGTTCCTCTCAAGTCAAGGTCGATAAACAGATCAGTCTGGTTGTCACTGAACCACTGTTTTACGGTGGGTTATTTCAGTCTAACGCCATTCCGTCTTCGACCGACTTATATCTTGAGTTCGGCGCAACCATGGCTTGGTCGTACTCGACCGTTCTGCTGCCCGATAATCAAAACCTTGCCAATAACGCTGTTATCGTAACCACTTTGGCTATGCAGTTCATTGGGAACTCGCCGGTTGTCGAAGTTGGGTTCTACGACACAGACGACAACGATATCGTGTCTTCATCCGTGACGGCTACTGGACTGGTATCAGAGTGGGATGGTCCTGCGTACGTCTCGACTTGGGATGTCACGCCTTGGGATGGATCGCTTCTCGGAATATCGCCGTGGTGGCTTTATTGGGAGACGCCTGCTGTTTTCAAGCAAGCAAGCTTTCAGGCGTCTGGCACGTCTGAAAC